AGACATTGCAGATTTACAAAAAGCAATCTACAATGAGTTCTCGGAAATTGAACAACTCATCAGATTAACAAACCATCCATCATTAGTTAAAACACCAAGTGTTAATGCTTCTGCTGGAGCTGGTGCAGTAATAGAAATGCCAGAAGAAATAGAACCAAATTTAAAACCATATTTACTACAACCATCAGGACAAAACTTACAAGCTATTATGGACTCCATCACAAAGAAAGTGGAATCTATAAATAGAATAGCACATACAGGAGCAGTTAGAACTACAAGAACACAAGTATCATCTGGTATCGCTTTACAAACAGAATTTGAATTATTAAATGCAAGACTATCCGAGAAAGCAGACAATCTACAATTAGCCGAAGAACAATTATTTAAACTATATGCAAATTTCCAAAATGTAAATTTTGATGGAGAAATAAACTACCCTGATTCATTTAACATAAGAGATTACTCAACAGACCTTATGTTCTACCAACAAGCTAAAGCCATCAATGTTAAATCTCCTACATTAGTCAAAGAGATTGATAAAGAAATTGCTAGGGCTGTGATGGATGATAACGAAAAACTAAATATTATCTTTGACGAGATAGATACGAAACCAGAAGTAGGCGAATTTACCCAAGACGAAGTAGTCAAAGAAACAGTAGAAGATGAAGCCATCGTAGAATAATATGTATGGCAGATATTTTAGAAACCTCCACACAATATCGTATAAAGCAGATAGAATTTGCTGAAGCTGAATATTACGAACAACTTACAAAAGTTTTAGATAAGATAGAAGATGATATAACTTCTCTTGCTAATAAATCTTTACCCACAACAGATGGAAAGCTAATTGAGTTAAGAGCTGCCATTGCTATTAGACCACAAATCAAAGCTATTTTGGAAAGAGAATATCTAGCTTGGTCAGATACAGTTGTTAGAAAAGGATTTAACAAACAAGCCAAAAGAGTTGAACGAGCTTTTAAAGCAATAGGAAGAATCCCTAAAGAATTTCAAGAACTAACAAAAGGCGATTTAGCTTTAATACAAAATTTAAAACAACAATACTTTACTCAATTCAAAGACATCTCTAATACTTTTACTCGAACATTAGGAGATAAGATTTATCAAAATACATTATTAGGTTCTGAATTTACTGTGTTAGAAAAAGAATTAAGACAAACGATTAATGGAATATATGCAAGTTCCAAAGACCCTGAAATAAATAGATTAGTTAAGTTTGTTAAAAAGAATAAGAATGTTAAACGTATGCAATCAAAGGTAGAGAAAGCAGTTGCCACATTGCAGTCAAAATTTGGCAGAGATAGAGCTGGGGAAAACATGAAAAGATATGCTGGGCAGCTATTAAACGACTCATTAAGAGATTTTGATGCAACATTAAACTTTAATAAATCTAAAGATGCTGGACTGACTTATGTTAGGTACTATGGCGACATCATTCCTACAACTAGACAAATATGTAGAGGTTTGGTATCAAGAACCATAGGTAAAAAAAGTGGACTTTTTACGATTGATGAAGTCAAAAGATTATGGACAAGTCGAAGTTGGTCTGGCAAAAAAGCTGGTAATCCTTTAGTTGTTCGTGGTGGTTATAATTGCCGACATCAATGGAGCTATGTCAATCCTGATTGGTTTGATAATAGCGGAAAATTAATAACTTAACAAAGGAGTGAATAATGTCCGAAGAACAAAAGGTTGTTGCACCTGAAACGCAACAAACACCAACAGAAGAAGTAAAAGTAGAAGCACCCAAACAACAAACTTTTACCCAAGCTCAACTTGATAACATTATCAAATCAAGATTAGATGCCGAGCAAAAGAAACATCAAAGAACATTAGATGATGCAAAGAAAGCAGAGCAAGAAGCTTTCAAAGAAAAAGAAGTTAAGGAAGCTAAATCAAAATCAGAACTTGAAAAGCTTATGCAACAAAGAATATCTGAAAAAGATACAGAAATTGTAAAGTATAAGAATGAAATCAAGAAAGAAAGAATTGATAATTCTATTATGGCTGTTGCTTCTAAAAACAATGCCATCAACCCTAGTCAGGTGGTTTCTTTACTTAAAGATGCAATCAAATTAAATGACGATGGTAGAGTAGAAATACTTGATAATAATTCAAATATTCGTTATAACGAAAAAGGAAATCTCTTAACAATTGAAGAAAAAGTTAAGGAGTTCTTACAGGCGAATCCACACTTTTCCGTAAGTGGTAAATCTGGCACAGGAAGCCAGAGTTCTGTCGAGGGTAAAACTGTAAAACCTTTCAATATTCAGGATATAGATATGAGTAAGCCAGAGGATCGTGCTAAATATGCAGAGTATCGCAAAGAACGAGATTCAAAACCTACTCAAATTAATTTAACAAATAAATAATAAGGAAAAATAACAATGGCAAACGAAAGCACAAGTTCTACACTATCGGAACTATACACAGAGATAGTAGCTGAAGCATTGTTCGTAGCAAGTGAAAGATCAGTAATGAGACCACTTGTAAAAAACTATGCTATTAGCGGTGGTGGAAAGTCAGTTGAAGTTCCTGTCTATGCAGCAGTAAGTGCAGCAGCAGTATCGGAAGCATCTGATCTATCTAACACAGCAATCAATCCCACTTCTGTAACAATTTCAGCAAGTGAAAATGGAATCATGACTACTTTGACAGATTTAGGAAGAAACGCATCTCCTAGAAATGTTGCAGCAGATATTGGTAAACTATTTGGGGAAGCGATTGCAAAAAAAATAGACACAGACTTAACTGCATTATTTGATGGATTTTCAACATCTGTCGGTGGTGCTGGAACAGAAATAACTGTGGCTAAAATCTTTGAAGCAGTAGCTAATTTAAGACAAGCGGCAGTACCAATGCCTTTAGCTGGTGTACTTAATCCAAAGGTTGCATACAATGTGAAGAAAAACTTAACTAATACTTTTGTTAATCCGAATCCTAATGACTTAACTAACGAAGCATTAAGAACAGGATATGTTGGAAACATCGCTGGAGTTCAAATGTTTGAAACTTCAAATGTTGATGGAACTTCTGACACAGACAACTGTAAAGGTGGTATTTTCCACAAAGATGCTTTAGGTTTAGCAATGATGCAAGACCTGAAAATCGAAACTCAAAGAGACGCATCTTTAAGAGCAGATGAAATCGTAGCAACAGCAGTTTATGGTGTTGGCGAATTACACGACTCTTATGGTGTTGAAATATTAGGCGAATCAGTAATCAACTAATAACACTTTTCTATGGCGGAGAAATCCGCCATAGGATATAAATAAAACAGGAGAACATAATGGAAGAAATGATAAGTTTAAAAAAAGGTAATAAAATTATCAAAAGAACCAAAGCTAATTACGAAGCTAATATAAATCACTTCGCAACGAGGGGTTTTACATTAGTTTCAGATAAGGTAAAAGAAGTAAAGAAAGTTAATGACAAAGTAATTGCTAAAGCTAAAAATGTTGTTAAACTTAAACCTAAAAAGAAAAAAGGTAAAAAATAATGGATAAGATTAAAGAATATTGGGAAATGGCTAAAGCACATCCTAAAGTATCAATAGGAATTGCTGTTGCTGTTTTGATTATTATATTAGCGGTAAAATAACATGACGAATTTTACTGGTGCTAATGTTATGAATGCTGGAGATGCTTCTAATTACCAAGCTGACATCTATACTTTTGGTTTATCTTCAACTTCATCAGAAGTAACATTTTTTATAACTCAAACCACAAATGATATTTTAAGAGAATTAAGAATCAAATGGTGGCCAACATATAAAAGCAATATCTATACTGACATCACAGTTTTAAATACTGCTGAAATGGTTAATACAAAAGTTAATTTAGATCAGTTCACAAGAGCTGGTGTATATTTATTTTTATCAAGATATTTATTACCTACATTAACTAAATTTAGACCAGAAGCAGATAAAGATCGTTTTGAAAGAATGATTGAGTTTTATTCATCAGCTTATGCAAAAGAATTTCAATCTATTTTAGAAGATGGTGTTGAATATGATAGTGATGCTGGTGGAACTATTGTATCAAGTGAAAGAGAATCTTTACATTCATATAGACGATTAACTAGATAATGGGAATACAGTTATCTATTAAAACAAATCAACAAAAAGTTTCAAAAAACATTAAAAGATACCAAAGTTTTCTTCCTAGAGTCTTTGATAAAGGATTAAAACAAGCTGGATTTCATTTATTAGAAATAATGAAAGAGCTGACTAAAAAAGGTATTGATTTTAGACGTATGCCTTTTGCTCCTTATTCAGAGGGTTATATTAGACGATTACAAAAAGAGGGAAAGCAAACAGGAGTAGATTTATTTTATTCAGGTCGTATGTTGGGCAGCTTAACTCCATCATCAAGTGTTAAGAAAACTGGAAAAGGCAAAGTAAGTGTAGCATTTAGTAATTCTCAAATGATGAAAAGAGCTTTATTTAATCAAGTATTAAACGAACCTAAAAGAAAGTTTTTTGGCTTTGATAATCGTACAGAAAAGATTATAAATAAGGGATTCGAGAGATTTGTAGTAAAGGAATTAAGAAGAGTTAGAATATGAGTGTAAGAGAAGATATAGCATCAAATATCAAAACAGTTATAGACGCAATCAGCAGCCCTGATGTTAAGCTCTGTACTAGACAGCCATTTGAATTAGAAGAATTATCACAAGCACAATATCCAGCAGTTATTATTCAAACATCAGAAGAAAATAGGGAAGATCAAGAATTAGGAAGTGGTGCTAAAATGAGAGTAGGCACGATTGACTTTGTTGTATTAGGTTTTGTTAAAGGTGCGAATACCAACATAGATACATTAAGAAATGCTTTAATTACAGCGATTGAAACTGCCCTGGAAAGTGATATAACTAGAGATTCCAACGCACTCGATACCGAAGTGATCCAAGTCGAAACCGATGAGGGTACATTATTTCCAGTAGGCGGTATTAGAATGGTTGTAAGATGTATGTATAAATATGATGCTGGAACACCATAGGAGCAATAATGTCAGTAGATAAAATATTAGA